TCAAGTCTTCCGCCTTGATCCATGTTAAGCGTTACATTCACTAATTCACAATTCTCTTGAATACCTACTGCTGGCATTACTCCACCAGTACTGTTACTTTCTACGTTACTTCCGTACATTTTTTCTCTCTTTTAGAAATTAATTAATTGTTATACTCTTCGATAGCCTCTGCTACCAAGTTTAAATCATTTGGAATTTTAACAGACCCAAACATGTCTTTAGGAGCTTTACCTGTGTTAGCACCATCATTCTGTGTTATGAATGAATAGTCCATACCTGTCTCGCTCTTAGTAACGTCTGTATACAATACAATAGTAAACATACCCTCTAGAGTAACTACATTGTCCATCATTTTACCGATAGTCTTTGCCTTAGTAACTTTGTTACCGTGGGAATCGAATGTAACTTCTGAGTGCATCATAAATACTACAAGCAAATCGTCACGCATAGATTTAACTGCATTGATTATCGACCAAGCGTTCTGAGCAATCTCAGTAAACTTTTTGAAACCAGTTTCGTTAGCTCTACGCATATACTCGTTAGCCATAGTGTATTGATAGTCATCAATAACAATTGTCTTTATTTCAGGACGTTTGTCATTAATGTAATTCAAACATTTGAGAATCTCGTGTGGGACATCACTAGAGTGAAATCTACCGTCAGGATTATCTTTGTTGAATGTAGGGTATTTAGTCTTCCATCCTTTGAATGGTAACGCCTTACGAGCTACGTTAACAATGAATGTGGACTCAGGGTTTAGGTTTTCAATTGAAGTGGATTTCCCTGTACCACTTGCGCCAACTATTAATAGTTCTTGTGCCATTTAAAATAAATTTATTTCGGTTTTTACTTTTTCTTGTTCTGCGTGTCTTGCATTCCATTTGGTACCTCTAAGCTCAGGATGTTTTTCTTGTAATTTACGTCGACAACGTCCTACCCCCTCGAAAGACGGGTATTGTTTGCTGTGTAAACCTTTTAGAAAATCTCTAGTGCTTAGAGTTGTTATATCAATATTGTAAGCCAATAAGATAAAACCATATAGAACGTAATCGCAGTCTCTAGCTTTAGCCTTGTTGAGTAGTATTGCTGACACTCTCTTCTCGTACTTTTTGACTTTCATTGCCTGAATAGTTTGGTGGTTTAGCATCTAATATTTGATTATGCGCCAAATCATTCTCCATAAGTGCAATGCAAGGCTCGCCCTCCCTGACCTTCAAGTAATGCCAAAATATAGCATTAGTTGTAGGCCATCTCTTTGGGCCATATGCCCTAATACCAAGCATCTCTGGGCGGTGTGTTACCACTACAATGTCAGAATACATATAACATGCATCTGCACCAAAGATGTCTTGCTTCTTAGGGTAATGTAAATCAGGGTTTTGGATACGCTCTGAATTCTCTATGTTACGGTTCATTTGAGATATTAGAATAAATGATACTCTAATAACTTTCTTTAATCCATTAAACATAGCCATCAAATCATAGAGAAGATCTCTATCTTGCGCACCTCCAACCTTCTTTACAAGAAGAGTATGATCTAACATAATTATAACAGGTTTGTCTTTCTCTTTAGAAAACTTTAATATAGTTGCTTCTAGAGCTTTAACACTACCTGGTATATCTACGTAGTTTATATCATACTTATTTAACTTGCGTGCTTCTTGTACTGCGTTCATATAGTAATTGTCATTTAACTTAAAGTTTTCTGACGCACTATATAGTTGCTGTGTAGTAAGTTTCATCTTATTACTAAGTTTACGGCCAATTAGCCGAGAAGAAAGCATCTCAAAGTTAAATGAGAGTATTGCAAAGTCATCCTTTTCGTTAAGATCTTTCAATCCTGTCTCAAGTTGACCTAGCACTGCGGTTTTACCGCTACCAGACATACCAGCAATAGTTGTGATAGTCTGCCATTCGATACCGCCCATAGAAATGTTGTTAAACTTTTTCCAAGGTGTAGCAAGAGATTTAATTTCACCTTTACGTCTACCATCTATGTAGCGTAATGCTGCACTAGATGCTTCTGATATGTGACGCCACGGTAATGGCTTTTGTTCTTCACTCATATTAAATCTCCTCCATAGTTTTGTTCGTCTTTAGGTGCTTCAGGTTCAATGCCTTCATACATAGTCCAAGCTTCTTGGTTTAAATATGATGACATCATCTTCCACGGCGGACGAAAATCATTAGTGTAACTTGCTTGCTTCCTATCTTCATGTTCTGCTGCAATAGCTTTGATTATAGTCTCATGCAAGTCTGGTTTTCTCTCTATCAATGCTATGTATTTAAGCTTATTACGCTTCATGTCATTGTGGAGAGGCCTACCTCTATCTTTTCTAGGATAGGCAATTGCAAATTGATTCCAACAATCTTCGCAACCTCGTACTTTAAACAAATCCAACGCTTTTTGACGGAGTGTAAGTGACTCATCGGGCATTATTTTCACAAAGCCTCGTGTCTGTAGTTTTTCTCTGTCAACGGGTAAAATTTCTAAGTACTTTTGAACTTGTTTGTCTCCTTCACTTTTAAGAAGCATATAAACAAATTCGCTAGGTGTGAGATGATTGCCTTTCAACTTGGTTAAGTTCAAAGATACTTTCATCGCAATTTAAATATTTATCGAGTTCCTCTTCAGTTAAGATCACCAAACTTTCATCTGGTAAACATTTTAATCCATCTTCACATTGTATACAATTACTCATAACATTTTAAATTACCGTGACTGTCTCTACGATGTGCTAGAAGGAGGTTTAAAGATACGTCATTTTCTTGTATTGTACAATCAAATTCTACCTTTATAATGTCTGCTATACTCTTGGGAGTCAGCAACATAATGTCCTCATAATAGAATTTTAACATTTGTATTAAATGCCAAATTTCATTAAAATTTAAATCTTTTCCTTTGTAGGGACTGTTTTTCATATTACATTATATTTCAATATATCCTTCCATTTCAGCCATTTGCTTGTTAAAATGCTTCTTATAGTCATTTAGAATATATTCTTCTGTAAATGTATGTAATTTAGTGTAGTTTTCCAAAGCATTTGATGGGTGTGAAGTTTTAAGAGCTTCAGTACACGCATTGTAAGCAGACCATAGGTTTCTAGCTTTAAACACTTCAGACTCAAACCACTCTTTAGTAGCTGTTTTAAGTTGCGAACCATTTAAAATGTTCTCGTTTACAAACAATTGACCAAAGTAATCACCTACTTGTTTGTTGTCAAGAGGTATGTCATGCATATAACTAGCATCTTCTTGAGCTTTGTTGTGCAGTTTATCAGTTTGTGTAAACAATTCTGCAATCAATGCATCCATATCACTCTCAATATTCTGAGTGTGCTTACGTAATTTTACAATATCACCTACAAACATTAAGTTAGAACACACGTAAATTTGTGAGCCTGCACATAAGCCTATTGGTAATGTTTTATCATACGAATTACGAAATCCTATGGATATATCAGAGTTTTTATCACTGCTTGGAAATACCATAGAGCCAAACATCTGTTGTCCTCTGTGATTTACTTCTAGCTTTTGTGAAATAGGCTCTCTACCATACTTAAGCATTCCTGCTTTCTTTACTTTTGTTACTAACTCTTGGTGACTCACTGGTATGTAAGTCTCAGTACGTTCAGGTACTGCTATCATACTAAGATCATCGAAATTTACTAACTTTGCCATTGCTTCCGTCGTTTTTAGGGTATTTATAAGTTTTCATAACACTCGGTGTGTTATACGTTTTAGGGTATCCAAACCCAAATATTAATTCAAAACTGCTTTTAGTTACAAAACCTGGTTTATTATTAGCTGCTACTTGTTTAGCATGCCTTTCTTTCCAGTATTCAGTTTCTCTTCCTTTAGAAAGAAATGATTTCTTATCAATAGGAATGTAGTCGTGGTATCCTTTTTTCAAAATATGTATCTGATTTTATTCCAAGGTATAACTCTTTCGTGCAAAGCCTTAAATGCATCTATATACAATGGCTTCAAATGTTTAGCATACCTTATGTTAGTTCCACCATACTGCGAGATTTTCTCTTCCTGTATTGCAGGATTCCATAGGTGTAGTTCTGTTTCAGGGTGTTTCTTCAGATTCTCTTCATGTTTCTTTTCGTTGTGTGTTAAAAATATTACTTCTGCATGTACTTGATCTTTATAATCAACATAATCGTTCATCATATCAAACAAATATTCATAATCCTCTAGCCAATCATCTTCTACAATGACAGGACTAAAGTTTACATGGACATCATACCCTGCATCTATAAATGCATCAATAGCTTTAATTCTATCAATGATTTTAGATGTGTTAGGCTCATGAATGTCAGACATGTGCTGTGGCATCAAACTAAATCTAATACGTATTTTACCTTGCGGATCAAAGTTAATTAGATTAGGGTTAACATACTTAGTAGCAAATGCACCCATCGCAACAGGATGAGTTCTAAAGAATTCAAAGATCCTTTCCCAATCATGATATTTAGCATGCAGTGCAAAGTCTTCGTTACAACTAATGTCGTAAGTAGTATAGTCTGCGTGCGTTTGATTAGGTTTATTTACAGGTGTAAAATATGCATGGTTATTTATTGCTGTAAGTATGTCGCCTGTGTTTGTAGATATTGATAGACCATCAGGTTTGTGTCGTTTCATGTAACAATATGAGCAATTGTATAAACAACCGTAGCCAAATGACGGAGATATGAAATCTGTGCTACGACCTGATGGTCTTATCAACATTGATTTACGCGTTACTTTCTGTAGTATCACGCAGCAATTGTTTTTTAATCTTTAGTACTTGTTCTGACGTTTCGTTTAGAAAGTCTGCTATTAGTTTTAGCTGACTTTCCATGGTTTCGTGTACCTTGTTGTGCTTTTCCAGTACTTCTACTATTTTGTTTATTTTTTCTTCCTGCGTTAGAGCCATTGTTTTTGTGTTTTTTTAAGTTATAAGCTGTTGCATTTATATGCACATCTTTAATTGATTTTGTTTTAATCATCATCCATACTAAGTACAGACCTATCAGGCATACTACACCTAATGCTATAATTTTAATCATAATTTAGTTTTTAGTTAATAATATAAAATAGGCGCCATGTGGTTTGGCAGTATCGCCTGGAATCACGGTCTTAAAAGAGGGTACTCAATTCTCTTACCTAATTTACACAGCTTGTAGTCTTATTGGTATTGTTGAGACATTACCACTAGCTATGTTTAAACTGTTATTTCTTCTACACTATCCACCCATTTTACAATTTGTCCTTCTTGTCGCTTGTTAAGCCACGAAACTTCTTGTGTGTTAGGAGCATAAAGATTAATAATAATTGCTGTTTTACCTGGCACATATCTTATGATACGTCCAGTACGTTGTATATTATCAAGTTTCTTAGAACTACCTGCAGCTACAATACCTAAAGAACAATCAGGTACGTCAAA